ATGGATCGGCCAAAATCCGAACTTGCTTACAGAGTACCTGCTAGTAAGTTTACGAGAAAGAAGATTACGGCGAACGAACAACTCGAAGATATTAAAGGATTAGATACAACTATAGATTGGAAGAACACGGGTGACAATAGTTACGATGGGGAAAAACTAAATTTATTAGTTCATGACGAAAGTGGTAAGTGGGAAAGACCGGATAATATATTAAACAACTGGAGAGTTACAAAAACATGTTTAAGATTAGGTAGTAGAATAGTAGGAAAATGTATGATGGGCTCAACTTCTAACGCCCTTGACAAAGGAGGAGATAACTTTAAAAAACTATACAATGCTTCAGACGTTACCTCACGAAATAGAAATGGACAGACAAAGTCTGGTTTATATTCTTTGTTTATCCCAATGGAATGGAACTATGAAGGATTTATTGATGAATACGGATATCCAGTCTTCGATAGTCCAGATAATGATGTACTCGGACCAGATGGTGAATTAATTGACATAGGCATAATAGAACACTGGGACAACGAGGTAGAGGGATTAAAATCTGATCATGATGGTTTAAACGAGTTCTACAGACAATTCCCAAGAACAACAGAACACGCGTTTAGAGATGAGGCTAAGAACAGCATTTTTAATCTAGTTAAGATATACGAACAAATAGATTATAACGAAGGAATAGGTAGTATTGCAAACGTTAATACAGGAAATTTCCAATGGGTTAACGGAGTTAAAGATACACAAGTTATATTTTATCCAGATCCAAAGGGTAGATTTAAAATAAGTTGGACACCTCCGCAGCACATGCAAAATAAGATGTTTGTTAAGAATGGTGTCAGATATCCAGCTAACGAACATATGGGGGCCTTTGGTTGTGATAGTTACGATATATCAGGAACAGTGGACGGAAGGGGGTCGAACGGAGCTTTGCACGGTTTAACAAAATTCTCAATGGAAGACGCTCCACCTAATCACTTCTTTTTAGAATATGTAGCTAGGCCACAAACAGCTGAGATATTTTTTGAGGACGTTCTGATGTCTTTAGTTTTCTACGGGATGCCTATACTAGCAGAGAATAACAAACCGAGGTTGTTGTATTATCTAAGAAGAAGAGGTTATAGAGGTTACTCAATGAATAGACCAGATAAGGTTTGGAACAAATTATCTGTGACAGAAAAAGAAATAGGTGGTATACCTAACTCCAGTGAAGATATTAAGCAGGCTCATGCGGCTGCTATTGAGATGTATATACAGAGTTATGTTGGTCACTTGGGGGATGGGAGTTATGGAAACATATACTTCAACAGAACGTTGAACGACTGGAGTAGATTTGACATAACTAAAAGAACGAAGTTTGATGCGTCAATTAGTTCTGGGTTAGCCATAATGGCTTGTAACAGGCATTTATATACACCTAATGCAAATATAGAGAAACCAAAATTAAACATAAATATTGCTAAGTATTCCAATACGGGTGGTATGTCTAAATTAATTAAAAAATAATATGAGAGGTAATCATAATTTTCCAAGTCAAGTAGTTAGCGATAACGAGAAATCATCCCATGATTATGGGTTGAAAGTAGCGCAAGCTATAGAGGCTGAATGGTTTGATGGAGAGAGAAATGGAAACAATAGATACTATAGTCATCTAAATAATTTTCACAAACTGAGATTATACGCTAGAGGAGAACAATCAATACAGAAATACAAAGACGAACTATCGATTAACGGTGATTTAAGTTATTTAAACTTAGATTGGAAACCAGTTCCTATCATACCAAAATTTGTAGATATAGTAGTTAACGGTATATCAGAAAGACAGTATTCTATAAAGGCGTATTCCCAAGATCCATACGGAGTGGAAAAGAGAACTGAATACATGGAAAGCATATTGAGAGACATGAGAGCTCAAGAGTTTGATCAAATGGCTAGTAATCTATTAAACGTAGATTTAAAAGAGAACAAAGAGGAAGATGTTCCAGAAACACAAGAAGAGCTAGATCTACACATGTCTTTAAATTATAAGCAAGCCGTGGAGATAGCGGAAGAGCAGGCTATAAATGTTTTATTAGAGGGTAATAAATACGATCTTACCAGAAAAAGACTTATATATGATTTGACTGTCTGTGGTATGGCAGCTTGTAAAACCAGTTTTAACACAGCGGAAGGAGTTACAGTTGAATACGTTGACCCAGCGAGTATGGTTTACTCTTATACAGATTCTCCTTATTTTGATGATATTTACTACGTAGGAGAAGTTAAGTCTATACCAATAAACGAATTGATAAAACAGTTCCCAGATATAACAGAGGGAGAACTAGAAGATATATCTAAAAATAACTATAAACATAATTATAAGTTTGGACGTAGAGACAAGCAAGAAGAAGATAAAAACAAAGTAGATATTCTTTATTTTAATTATAAAACTTATACTCACGAAGTTTATAAAGTTAAAGAAATGTCAACTGGTTTACAAAAACTTATAGAAAAGGATGATAGTTTTAACCCGCCAACAGGAGAGGAACTAGCGTTCGAAAGACTAGGCCGAAAAATAGAATGTTTATATGATGGCGCCTTGATATTAGGTACGGAAAAATTAATTAAATGGGAGAAAGCTAAAAACATGATGCGTCCTAAGAGTGATTTTAATAAGGTAAATATGAATTACTCTATAGTAGCACCAAGAATGTACGAAGGAAGAATAGAATCTTTAGTTGGTAGAATAACTGGTTTTGCGGATATGATCCAATTAACCCATTTAAAACTACAACAAGTAATGTCTCGAATGATTCCAGATGGAATATATTTAGACGCAGACGGTTTAGCAGAGATTGATTTAGGTAACGGAACTAACTACAATCCACAAGAAGCATTAAACATGTTTTTCCAAACTGGTAGCATTATAGGTAGATCGATGACTATGGATGGTGGTCAAAATGGTGGGAAAATTCCTATTCAAGAAATACAATCTGGTGGTGGAGCTAAAATGCAGAGTTTAATAGGTACGTATAACTACTATCTACAAATGATTAGAGATACGACCGGATTAAACGAAGCTACAGATGCTAGTACTCCAGATCCAAAAGCTTTAGTTGGAGTACAAAAATTAGCGGCAGCTAACTCAAACACAGCTACAAGACATATATTACAGGGTGGAGCTTTTTTAACACAAAGTATATGTGAGCACTTATGTTTAAGAATATCTGATATTTTAGAATACTCCCCAACAGCAAATGCTTTTGTTCAGGCTATTGGATCTCATAATGTAGCTACTCTTCAAGAGATGAAGAATTTACATCTTTATGACTTTGGTATATTCTTAGAGTTAGCTCCAGATGAAGAAGAGAAACAATTATTAGAAAACAATATACAAACAGCGTTATCTCAACAGACAATAGATTTAGAAGACGTTATTGATTTAAGAGAGATTAAAAATATAAAGTTAGCTAACCAACTTCTTAAAATTAGAAGAAAGAAGAAGATGGAGAGAGATCAAAAAATGCAACAAGAGAATATGCAGGCTCAAGCAGAGGCTAATGCGCAACAAACTCAAGCAGCTGCTCAAGCTGAAATACAGAAGGCTCAAGCCGCTTTACAAAATGAAATACAATTAGAAACTCAAAAAGGAGAAATTAAAAAAGGCACACTACACGCTGAGGCTGAAGTTAAGAAAATGTTGATGGACCACGAGTTTGAATTAAACATGAGAATGAAGCAGATGGAGCTAGAAATGATAAAAGAAAAAGACATGACTAAGGAAGTTATGAAAGATAAAAAAGAAACAAGAAATTTAGATACAAAAAACCGACATGAATCAAGAATGGAAGACAAAAAAGCGATGAACGCAATAAAAACCAAAGGGTTTGAATCTTCCGGTAACGACGTTATAGGTGGAGGCATGCGATTAGGAGCGTTTGAACCTCAATAAACAAACAAATTATTAATTATTATTATATTATATTATGGCAAAAAAAGAAGAACCAAAACTAGACGAAAAAGTCGAGAAATTAAAGGTTAAAAAACCTAAAATGAAAAAGTTTCAAGAACCAGAAGATGGGGTTGTTAAAGTAGATCTTAAAGAGTTAGCTAAAAAAGCTGAAGATATTACTAAAGTAGATTTATCAAAACCAGTCGAGGAAATAAAGGTTCCAGAAGAAAAAGTTGAAACAAAAGAGGAAGAAGTACCTACATTACAAGAAATCACAGACGAAGTGATTGAGGCTGAAAAGATAGCTGAAGTTGTAGAAAAAGAAATCGTAGAGTCGGTTGAGACAGGAAGAGAACTTCCTCAGAACGTTCAAAAGTTAATGAACTTTATGGATGAAACTGGTGGTGATTTAAACGACTACGTTAAACTAAATAGAGATTATTCCGAGATGGATAATCATACTCTACTTAAAGAATATTACAAATCAACAAAACCTCATTTACAAGAGGATGAAATTGACTTCCTAATGGAGGATCAATTTTCATTTGACGAAGACGTTGATGAGGAAAGAGAAATTAAAAGAAAAAAACTAGCGTTAAAAGAGCAAGTTGCCAACGCTAAAACTCAATTGGAAGAGCACAAATCCAAATATTACGAAGATATCAAAGCTGGGTCAAGGCTAACGCCTGAAGCTAAAAAAGCTATGGATTTCTTCAACAAACATAACAAGGAGTCTGAGAGCACTAAAAAGATTCATCAGGAAGCAAAGAATAGATTTTTAAATAAAACTGAAGAAGTTTTCAACAATGAGTTCAAAGGTTTTGAATACAAAGTTGGAGACAAGAAATATAGGTTTAACGTTAAAGATCCAAACCAAGTAAAAGAAAGCCAAAGTGATATTAACAATTTTGTCAAGAAGTTCTTGAACGAAAATAATCAAATGGAAGACGCTGCTGGTTACCACAAATCTATGTTTACTGCTATGAATTCTGATGCTATTGCGAATCATTTTTACGAACAAGGAAAAGCAGATGCTTTAAAAGCGAGTATGGCTAATTCTAAAAATATTGATATGAGCCCTAGAGAATCACACGGAGCGCCTATTAATGACAGTGGGATAAAAATGAGAGTGATAGGAGAAGATAGTAGATCAAACTCTACGTTTAAAATTAGAAAGAAAAAATAACAATTTAAAAATTAAAAACAATGGCAATTACTTCAAACGTGTCGCCAGCTGCTGCACCTACTAAACAAACGTTAGCTTCGGCTTACATTGATTTTACTAGTGGTGCTGGTAATGACTGGGCACAACAATATTTACCAGACCTAATGGAGAAAGAGGCTGAGATTTTTGGAAACAGAACTATCTCAGGATTTCTTTCACAAGTTGGGGCTGAAGAGTCTATGACTTCTGACCAAGTTGTTTGGTCTGAACAATCAAGACTACACTTAAGTTACACGGTTACAACAGCGGGTACAGGTACAACTTTTACAGTTACAAACGACGCTGATGGAACAGCTGTTGCTACGTCTGCACCTATGACTACAGGTCACCACGGTATACGTGCTGGTGACATGGTTATATTAGCTGATGCTAGTGCAACTATTAAATGTTTCGTTACAGCGGTAGCTGCAAACGGAACAGTAACTGCTCAACCTTACGGAAACTTTGCTGCATTTACAAATGGTGGTATCGCTGATGCTACTGGTGTTAAATGTCTAGTATATGGTTCTGAATATGCTAAAGGTGAAACAGGTAGATCTGGCGCAAACGCTCCTAGCTTTAAACATTACGACAACAAACCAATCATTATTAAAGATAAGTATGAGATCTCTGGATCTGACACATCTCAAATTGGTTGGGTTGAAGTAAGTGGTGAAGAAGGTCAAAACGGTTACTTATGGTACTTAAAAGCTGAAGGTGATACTAGAGCTAGATTTACTGATTATTTAGAAATGGCAATGATTGAATCACAGAAAGCAACTGGTCAAGGAGCTACTGATTTAGCGGCTGCTTCTGTAATTGAAGGCGCTGCTATTACTGGTACTGAAGGTTTATTCGCGGCTATTGAAGCTAGAGGTAACGAAACTACTGGTATTACTGGTGTTAACGCTGCTACTGATTTAGCTGAGTTTGACGCTATTTTAGCTGAGTTTGACAAAAACGGCGCTATTGAAGAGAATATGATGTTTGTTAATAGAGCAACTGCTTTAGCAATAGATGACATGTTAGCTTCTATGAATTCTTACGGAGCTGGAGGTACTTCTTACGGAGTATTCGACAACGAAGAAGACATGGCGTTAAATTTAGGTTTCTCTGGATTCAGAAGAGGTTCTTACGACTTCTACAAGTCTGATTGGAAATACTTAAACGACTTATCTACAAGAGGATTGATCAACGGTATAGACACTGTTAATGCAGTTAGAGGTGTTATGATTCCTGCTGGAGTCTCTACAGTATACGATCAAAACTTAGGTAAAAACCTTAAGAGACCATTCTTACACGTTAGATATAGAGCTTCTCAAACGGATAACAGAAAGTTCAAGACTTGGACAACTGGTTCTGTTGGAGCAACTACATCTGATTTAGATGCGATGGAAGTACACTATTTATCTGAGAGATGTTTAGTAGTACAAGGTGCTAATAACTTCATGTTGATGAACTAAGCATTATTTATATTAAAGGAACCGGGGTTTCGGCCTCGGTCCTTTTATTTTATTAATTTTATTATATATTATATTATGGCAAAGAAAAAAGAAACAAAAAAAGAAATGGAGGCAACAAACGACTTTGTAGAAGTTGAAACTCCAGAGGTTATAGAGCAACCAAAACCTAAAAAAGAAGTAAAACAAAAAGATAGTTGGGAAGTTAAAGATAGAACATACATTTTAACACGAGGAAGATCTCCACTTAGTAAGTCTATAAGAACAGCTGATATCTATTATTTTGACGAAGAAAAAGGATACGAAAGAGAACTTAAGTATACTTCAAACCAAAGAACTTGTTTTGTAGATGAAATGAAAGGTGATCAAAGGTTAGAACATGTCGTTTTTAGAAATGGTGTTTTATATGTTCCTAGAAACAAAGTTACCTTACAAAAGTTACTATCGTTATACCACCCTCATAGAAACACACTTTTCGAAGAGGTGAATGAACAGAAGAAAGCAGAGAGTCAATTAGATTGGTTAGAGTTCGAGGTAGCAGCGCTACAAGCAGCCAGTAATCTAAGTGTTGACATGATGGAAGCTGTTATGAGAGCAGAGATAGGTTCTAGAGTGTCAAAGATGAGTTCTAGTGAACTTAAAAGAGATTTGTTGTTGTTCGCTAAGAGAAGTCCTCAATTGTTCTTAGAACTAGTTACTGATGAAAATATCCAATTGAGAAATTTTGGGATAAAAGCTACTGAGAAAGGTATAGTTAATTTATCCTCAGACCAAAGAACATTCACGTGGGGATCAACTGGAAGAAAGTTAATGTCAGTTCCTTTTGACGAACATCCTTATTCGGCTTTAGCCGCTTGGTTTAAAACTGATGAAGGAATGGAGATTTACTCCAACATAGAAAAACGATTAAAATAATCAAACTGTAGAGCGGTCGCCCTACGGGGCGATCGTAAACTACAAATTAAAAAGAAATTATGGTAAACGTAGATACAGTATATCAAAGAGTCTTAGCAATAGCTAATAAA